CCCCTGATATATAGCTATTCTAATAAATACTAACATCGATAGATATGACCAGAGGAGAATAAAATGGCTTTAGTATCACCAGGTGTACAGGTTAGTGTAACTGATGAAAGCGCATATGGCGCCGCCGGAAACGGAACAGTACCACTAATTGTTGTAGCAACAAGAGAAAATAAAACAGATCCAACTGGTAGTGAATCAGATGGTATCGCAAAATTTACAAAAGCAACACAAGCTGGTAATGTAATTTCAGTTACATCACAGCGTGAGCTTACACAATATTTTGGTAATCCAACATTCACTACAAGCGGAACAGCTATTGTACAAGGTAGCGAAACAAGTGAATACGGCTTATTAGCCGCATACAGTTATCTAGGACAAGGATCACGAGCCTTTATCGTTCGTGCTAATATTGACCTAGCAGAATTAGATTCAACAACAATTCAACCAACAAGTACATTTTCAACAGCAAATACATACTGGTTAGACACAGACGCTAGTAAGTATGGTATCCACGTATATAACAGTACAAGTGGACTATGGGAAAACAAACTACCAACAGTAGAAGTAATTAGTACAGCGGCAGGCACAGCACCAGCGGCAGCAGTTGTAACTGGCGGATATCACGTCGTAGTTTCAACTTTAAGTAATAGTATTGAATATTATAAAGAAAGTGGAGCGGCATGGGTAACAGCAGGCGCAACACTAGCACCACACTATAGCGTACCAGTAGGACCAAGTAATGGCGATGTTTGGGTTAAAACAACAAGCCCAGGTAACGGTGTAAGTATTGCTATTAGTAAATTTACTACAGCATGGAATCCACAATCAGTAGTAGGTGTAAGTGATGGTTCAGATAATGCTGATATTACTACATTTGTACCACAAGATGGCGCAAGCGCAACAGCACTAACATCAAGTGCCACAGCAGGCGGTATACTTTTAGGTGAAGCAGTAGATCAAATTGATATCTTAGTAGTAAGCGGCGCAGGCGCACCGTTGGCATTAGCTTCTTCATTATTAGCACAAATTGCAGCACCAACAGCAACAGCATCAACTGGTCAATATTGGTTTGATAACACAGTTGATAGTTTAGACATTTATACTAGTAATGGTTCTGCATGGACCGCAGCAGCTGATGTACAATATAGCACAACAGCACCAACAACAGACACCTTAGGCGCCGCATTAGCGGATGGTGATGTTTGGGTCGACACAACATTAGCAAGCGGTGCTAATGCCCGTGACTATCCTAAAATTTATCAGCATAATGGTTCTGCTTGGGTTAAACATTCAAATAGTGACCAAACAAGCGCAAACGGTGTATTGTTTGCTGACATTGACGACACTTTCGGCGGCGGTGCTGGTATTGCAGGTGCTCCAGATGCGACAATTTATCCAGATGGAATGCTTGTAGTTAATATGGCACAAAGTAGAAATACAGTACGTAGTTGGAACGGCACAGCATGGAGAAATGCGGCAACTAATCATTCAGATGGCAGTGGCGCATTTGGTAGATTTGCTCAACGTAAAGTTGTAGCGGCTGGCATGCAAGCAGTAGTAGCAGGAGCAGATTTACGTGAAGAGCAGTACGCATATAGTTTACTAGCAGCACCTAACTATCCTGAACTAACAGACGAATTAGTAACACTAAACAGTGACCGTGGTGAAACAGCATTTATTATTATTGATACACCAATGCGCAAAACTGCAACTGAAGCAATTAGTTGGGTTAAAAATAGTAACGTTGCTACTGAAAATGGAGAAGATGGCTTAGTAACAAATAATACTTACAGTGCCGCATACTATCCATCAGGCAACTCAACAGAGCCAGTTACAGGTAAAACAGTAGTTGTTCCAGCAAGTCACATGGCACTATACACATTTGCTTATAACGACAACATTAGTTTCCCATGGTTTGCTCCAGCAGGATTAACACGTGGTGTTGTACAAAACGCAAGCTCAGTTGGTTACATTACTAGTGAGAATGAGTTTAAAGCAATTAGCCTTACACAAGGACAACGTGATGAAATGTATCAAAACAAACTAAATCCAATTACAACATTTATTGGACAAGGTACAGTTATATTTGGACAGAAAACATTAGCAAGTACAACAACAGCACTTGACCGTGTTAACGTTGCTCGCTTGGTGGCTTACTTACGTGAACGTTTTGATGAGATTGCTAGACCATTCTTGTTTGAACAAAACGATACACAGACTAGAGCAAGAGCAGCACAAGTGTTTGAACGTTTCTTGGCAGATATTTTAAGCCGCAGAGGTGTAACAGACTTTGCTGTTGTGTGTGATACAAGCAACAACACACCAGCACGTATTGACCGTAACGAATTATATATTGATGTGGCAATTGAGCCAACTAAATCAGTAGAATTTATTTACATTCCAATCCGTATCGTTAACAGTGGTACACTGTCTAACGCATAAAAAGACTAAAATAACTACAAACTTAATGGGCGCCTAGTGCGTCCATTTTTTTTCACTGATTTCTTATAAATAGTATTAGCTAGTATAGAGGAGACTAACATGGCAGTATTAACAACACTAGGTGTTCCAGACAATTCAGGAAACACCACTACTATTATGCCAAAACTACAGTACCGTTTCAGAGTTACTTTTGAGGGTGAAGGCTTTAGTGCTACCCCAACAAGAAACGTTATTAGTACAAGCAGACCTGGATTAACACACGAACAAATCCCAGTAGATGCGTACAATAGTAGAATTTACTTAGCAGGCAAACACACATGGGAACCTGTAAGTATTGTATTACGTGACGACATTGATGGCGTTACACTAAGAGAATTAAATAACCAACTTAACAGACAAGTAGACCACGCTAACCAAAGTAGTGTAAGAGCAGGTGCTGGTTATAAATTTTCAACTTCAATAGAAACACTTGACGGAGCAAATCCAACACCAGGTGTACTAGACAAGTTTGAACTTAGCGGTTGCTACATCACAAACATTCAGTATGGCGATATGGCATATAGCGCAAGTGACCAAGTACAAGTTACAGTACAAATTCAATACGACAACGCAGAGATTTATGACGCTGCTGGAAACGCCACACTTACAGGCGGCACAGTAGACAACACATTAGTTAACGCAACAGGCTAATAACTAATGGGAATAACCTCTAGCACTGGTCCACTTAATGCAGCAGCATCGATTTACGGAGTCGACGATCTCGTAATGTTCAAGAAGCCAAGACAGAAATTTAACTTTTCTGTGTTTATGGAAATTGACGATGCTGCTACACTATCTGATGAAAGTTATGGAAAATCATTTGTATTTGATAGAGTATCAGGAGTTGAACTGCCTGACTATCAATACAATGTAACACGATTAAATCAATACAATCATCAAAGATTTGTGACAACTAGACAGGAAATTACTCCATCATCAATAACATTTTATGATACTGTTGATGGTCACTTTCAAAATTTACTTACTTCTTATGCTTCTTATTATTACTCACAAGGATTAAGTAAACTTAAATCTCCGTTTGCTTCAAATGCTACTACTGGTGTAATTAATACACCAAGCGGTCTTAACGCAATAAATTCGTTAGGTAGATTTTTCTTTAATAGAATTATTATAACTACTACTGACACACGTGAATCAGTTTTTGCTGGTCCACCAAATACTCCAGCAGCTGCTGGTGATGGTCGTGGACGAAGGATTATTATGTCTAACTGTATGATGACAAATGTTACTCATGATAGACTAGACTATTCAGACAGCGCACCAGTTACTTTTACAGCACAATTTCAACCAGAACACGTTGCTTTTGAAAACTTTTAATTAAACATAAATACGTATATAATGGCATCTAAGTTTCAACAAGGAATATTCACACCTAGAAATTTATCTAGGTATATTGGTAAACATTCACCGAGATATCGTAGTGGATGGGAATTAAAATTTATGAGATTTTGTGATACACATCCTAGTGTAGTAGCCTGGGCAAGTGAAAGTCATCGCATACCATATTTTCATCCAGTTAAAAATAAGCAAACAATGTATGTGCCAGACTTTTTTATAGTGTATGAAGATGTAAACAAAAAAAGACATGCTGAGTTTATAGAAATTAAGCCTGCTGGACAAATACTTGGCAATGCTAGAAGTCCAGCTCAAAAAGCCGCCGCAGTAGTAAACGAAGCTAAATGGCAAGCCGCAAAGTTATTTGCTTCAAAACAAGGCGTAGGATTTAGAGTGCTAACTGAGAATGAACTTTTTAATAATCCTAAGAAAACAAAGAAGAGAAAAAAATGAGTAAAAAAATTGAAGAAGTTTTTAACATGGCTAGTCCAGAAACGCCAGCACAAACTACAGCAGAAGAAACTGGGTTTGATTTAGAATCAATGCAACAAGCATTAGACACTGCTGATAAAATTGACCAAGCATTACCAGCAGTGCGTGATTTAGAGTCACTTGATAAAGACATGGATGAGTATGCTCAACAAGCAATGGATGCGTTTAAAGATCTTATGGATCTTGGACAAAACGTAGAAGACAGACATGCTGCTCCAGTGTTTGATAGCGCAAGTAAAATGATGACAAATGCCATTACAGCTAAAACAGCAAAGATGGACAAAAAATTAAAGATGATTGAGATGCAAATGCGCAAACGTAAACTTGATTTAGAAGAAAAGAAAGTTGAAATGCAAATTGCCAAGCTCAATGACACCCCGATTGATGGCGGTCCTATTGAAGGAGCTGCTGAAGAATTTGACCGTTCTAGCCTTATTAACGACATTATGGCAAAAGTGGCAGAATCTAAGAACGGTGATAAATAACTATAAGATAGGATAATATTATGAAAAGTTTAAAGCAATATTTGGCAGAATCTGAGAAAACATACAACTTCAGACTACGTACTGTGGCTGAAATGTCAGATGATCAACTAGATAAATTAGAGAAGCACTTAGCAAGATACAATGTAGAGAGCGTAAGCGCACCTAAGACTAGTATTATTCAAAGAAGCCCAGCCGGGTTTGGTGACATTGGCCCGAGCGCAGTGTCTACTTTGGAAATCGTAACACACCTACCATGTACTCCAAATGTAATGCAAGAAGAAGTTGCGGCGTCAACTGGTATTAGTATTGGAGCAATTAGAGTATATAATGAAGGTGAGTTTATCGACGAAGAAGAGGATTTAGAGAACGCTACTGATGATGAAAGCAAAAGTGTATTAGCAGATGCTGATTATAGCGAAGCTGAAAAAGTAGAACATAAAGACAACTTTGGAAATGAATTTGTTTCAAACTTTGTTAAGAACTTACCTAAATCAGAATTAAATAAAGAATATAAGGTATAAAAAAATGGATTTAAGAGACTTAGTAAAATTAGCAGGAATTGTAAACCCAGAACTTCTTAACAGAATTGAAACAACAGCAGAAGTTGAAGAAGCAGAGGGCGCAGGATTCGAGCAAGCAACAACAGCCCCAGATGAACAAATGATGGACGACCCAATGCAATCAATGGGTAGTGATGTAGATACAAGTTTACGCCGTTACTTGAAAGCAAAAGGCGATCATGTTAGTGTAGATGAAACTGTGTATCCAGACCACACTGTAGAAAGTGTAAGTGAAGCATATGCATCATTTAAAGAAGGTAGTGCTGAAGATGAGAAAGCAATAAGACGTGCTTTTGATAAAGCAGACGAACCAGAGCGTGGCGAGAAAAGAAAAAAAGTATCTCTTAAAAAAGCACCATGGGAAAAAGACGACGATGATAAAGTAGACGAAGCAAAA